ACTCCAAGTCATGGGACATTGCCTACCGGCGCTGGCTCCGCAGAAGAGGATTCACCGAGGAACTCGGTCGCATCGAGAAGTTCGCCAACAACCGCAAAGAGAACAAGAAGGCCAAGAAATGAAGCTCGCTGTTTGGGTAGAGGCTCCAGACGGACTGATGGTCGAAGCCGGTGTCGCCGACGTTGAAGGCGAAGACCAGTCGCAGGACCATCACCAGTTCGTGGCCGACGACGTGAGCAAGAACATGAACAACGTGTACGTCCAACTCTGGTACGGACTGGAGTGCGTGGCGTCGTCCGGTGCAATCAAGGTTCACTGACACAGCACTACCACATGGCTACCACCATCGACCGAGCGAAGGCTTGGCTGTCGCATGTCCCACCATCCATCTCCGGGTCCGGCGGGCACAACTCCGCGTTCATCGCGGTCACCGGCCTCCTCAACGGGTTCTGCCTAGACGAGTCCACTACCATGGATCTCCTGCGCGATTGGAACCGCTCCTGCCAACCGCCGTGGAGCGACCGAGAACTCTACCACAAGATCAAGTCCTCCCTCTCCACTCCACACTCCAAACCCAGAGGCTTCCTGCTGAACGCTTCCACGGCTCCCGCCCAGGTCGACATCACACGGGTGCGCTTCAACAGACCACCGGAGCCGGAACCACTCCCCATCGAACACTCCGATACCGCTCCACACATTGAGTTCGGAGAGTTCCTCCGCGCTGCCTTCGCCGAGGGCGAGATCATCTCCATCTGCAACGACCTCACACCCGAAGGTAAACCCAACTCCACAGGGTCCTTCATGACCCGCGAAGCATGGCTAGACCGCTTCGCCAACGAAGGCTCAACCCTGTTGGCCAACGACAGCCACGGCGTGTTCGTCCGCATCAATCCGTTCCAACCAAATGAGTTCTCCGGTGCCGACAAGTCCGTCTCCATCTACCGCCATGTCCTCGTCGAGATGGACGACATGCCCAAGGACAAACAGAACGCCATCCTGCGCCAGTCCGGCCTACCCATCTCCGTACTCATCGATTCCGGTGGCAAGTCCATCCACGCATGGGTCCGCGTAGACGCAGCCGACCGCACCCAATGGGACGAACGCCGCGACATCGTCTACAACCACTTGGCAGGCCAAGGAATCGACCCCAAGAACAAGAACCCATCCCGCTACTCGAGACTCCCCGGTGCCCACCGCGCCGGCACCCGGCAACGTCTCCTCGCCACCAAACTCGGCAGCGACACCTTCGAGAACTGGATCATCGAACGCGAGCAGTCCGAGGACGAGGCCACCGTCATCACCATCCGGGACCTGATGACGTTCGTCCCAGCCAACGACCCCGACAATCTCGTCGGTAACCGCTGGCTCACCCGCGGGTCATCCATCGTCCTGTCCGGCGGCTCAGGCATCGGCAAGTCCAGCCTGATCATGCAGCTCATCATCCTGTGGTCCGCTGGCCAACCGTTCTTCGGCATCGCACCGGTGCGCCCACTCCGCATCGGAGTCATCCAAGCAGAGAACGACACCGGAGACTTGGCAGAAGCCTTCCAGGGCGTCGTCAACGGCATCAAAATACCCGCCGACAAGAGCGACTTGGTCAAAGCCAACCTGCACTTCCGCACCGAGACCGTCCGCACCGGACCAGCGTTCCTCGACTACGCCCGCCGATTCGTCACCAAGTCAAAGCTCGACCTCATCATCTGCGACCCACTGTTGTCGTACTTCGGAGGCGACCTATCCAACCAAGAATCTGTGTCGCGTTTCCTACGCAACCAACTCCAGCCGATACTCAAAGAAACCAAGGTCTGCTGGATGTGGATCCACCACATTGCCAAACCAGCGAAGGACCGCGACGGCGAGCCACCGTCCATGATGGAGTTGGCCTACGCTGGCTTCGGATCAAGCGAGCTAACCAACTGGGCGCGTGAGATCGCAGTCATCCAAGAGGTGGGCCACCAAACCCCACGCAAGTTCAGGCTCAACTTCTGCAAGCGTGGCGGACGACTCGAGCGGAACGTGATCCCGCTCTCACACGGCGAACGAGGTTCCATCGTGTGGACCGAGTGGAACCCCATGGCAATCACTGGCTCTGCGCTGAAACAGGAACCTCCACAGCCGCGTAGAGATCGAGCAAGGGCACAGAGACACCCTTAGACAGGTGCTGGATCTGCGCCTCGGACTCCCCGACGCGCCCGTAGACTGTCGTCAGGTCATCGTCAATCGACTTCACCTTGTCCGCCAACGCGGACAGGGTTTTCTGCATTTCTGCCAGCGCAGCCTCCAGCTTCACCAATCCATCCAACTGCTTCCGCACGGCATCGAGGTCATTCCGCAGGCCATCCAACTCTTCGTAGAGTGCGTCTTCCAGCTTCTCCAGATCCTTCGACGTTTTGCGGGCAACCGTGTCCGCCTTCAACGCAGCCTTTCCAGAGTCGGCCAGCCTGCGGGCAATCATCCGGCTCTGATCCGTTTCGCTGGAGGGCATCCAAGCCGCCCCGTGCCACTGCCCCTGGTTGCGATCAAACACCAACACCCTGCTGTTGCACTGGCGCATCGAGTCAAACGCCCGCCGCGCCTCAAGCAGGTCACAGCCCAGCACCTGCGCTATGTGGGCCAACACCTGCGACGACTCCATTGTGCGGTCGTGCGACAAGGGTTCCATGTTCTCGAACAACCCACGCAGGGTCCGAGCAATTCCACCGATTCTGCGATACGACATAGTTCCTTTCATCCTCGTTCCGTGTAGCACGAGGTAGCTTTTGTGAAGACCCACAATGTAGCACGAGGTAGCAAAGGTAAAGACTTTAAAATAGCACGCGAGAAGACTCACCCTACATTCTGCATGATACCTATGGAAAAGATGGCTGCCCTCTCTAAATAAGAGGGAAGTGGCGCTTCACTTCGTTACGCTCCGCTTCGCTCCCGCTCGCTTGGGGGGCAACTTACGGCCCCCCTCGCGGGAGCCGAAGCGGCACCACCCTTGTTGGTTGTGTGAAGTAGTCCACTTGGTACCGTAGGCAGGAAACACGGCAGTACGGCAACGAGGCGACCTGGGTCAGCGAGGCTTGTGGTCGCCCCCAGCCAGCAAGCTCAACACTGGCCCACCCAGAGGAATGGACGGCAGATGGATTCGGTGGGTCTGGTTCGGTAGTAGGATGCCTCGACGGCGCGCCGGAAAGGGGTCGCCAATGCGTTTTGTTTGCTGGGGAGTATGATGACAGCGGATGGGGGGGGTTCAGATGGCAGAGAGGCAAGCGCAGGATTGGCCCACCCTTGGCCCACCACCAGCACCACAACCACACACCACAACCGCACCACACAAATGCCCCACTTGGGGTATCGACCAACCCAACCGCACCATGCCATCCTCATCCCCGGTCACTCGCTCTCAACATGGTGCCCAAGGGAGATCCTCGGGACAGGGGTTTTCGGACAGTGTTTCACCCATAGGAAACAAGCGAGCGCGAGTGACCACTCCCTCCCAACCGCACCACAAACCCACCCACCCTACCCAATTTGAAATTCAAATACCCGAATTTCGGTAGTTCAACAGTACCGCACCACAAGGGTACCTACTGGGGGATCGTGGACACGGGGGCCAGCGCCTAGCCAGCGCCCCGCCGCCAGCGTTCAGTTTGTACTGAACGTTCTGTACGTTCTGAAATGACTGTACGTTCTGACATTTCTGTAACGACAGAAATCACAGAAACTGGAATGGGGCGGGTGGTACCGGGGGCGTGATCCCGAAAGCCGTTTCGGGATGAGGCGCGGGGGGGCGGGGAGGGGGGGAGGCGGGTGCCGGCGGGGGGCGATGCCTGGGTGCGAGGGGCGCAGGGGCGAGGAGCGAGGAGCGCGGCCTTCACCTGGTCAACGGGGAGTACCGGCAGGGGGCGCCGGACGCGTGCCTGGAATCAGAACGCGGGGGGAGTAGGCACGAAAAAGCCCCCCAACCTTTCGGCAGGGGGGCGAGGGTCAAGGGGGGGGATTAAACCGCGTCAGCCAACATCGCCAGCCCCATGATTGCCCACAGGGCTACCAGTAGGGCAAGGCGCAGGGCGATCGACGCTATTGCGCGACGCATAGGCGCAAGGCGTGGGCAGTGGCGAGCACGCGCTTGGCTCGCTCGACTACCTGCTTGGTATCGTCGTCGCGGACCTCGCCTATGTCCGCATGCTCAAGCATCGCACCGAGGGACTCGCAGAGGGACATGATGGCCGAATCTACCTCCGCGGGGACATGGTGAATTTTCATCGGATACCCCCCGTGAGGACATGGGCAAATCTACCGTCCGGCAGTGTGCCCGTCGAAAATTCCCCCCAATGGTGGACCTTCGATTCCCCCCCGTACTTCGCGGAATCCTCCTGGGCAAACTTGGCCAGCAACCGGGCCGCCGCGGCGCGATGGTTTTCCTCGATTCCCATCCCGTAATCCCATTGCACGGTCAGACTCCCACGCTCACAGGACGCTTTAATTCGACTTCCCAACGTATTTGTTGGGCCGAAATATCTAGTTTCGATGGCTTGCATTTTGGCTCAAAAAAACCCCATCCCTCGCGAGATGGGGCGGGTTCAGGTTCAGGGGTTCAGTCGAGACGAACCGGCATGACGAGGCCGAAAGCGCCGGCAACCGCCCCCTTGTCGCTGGGCTTCACGACAATGGCGTTCATCACCTGCCCTTTGTACCGTCCCTGGGTTTCGACGGGGATTTCGAGAATAACGTGCTCCCCGGCGCCGATAGCCTCTGCGACGCGGGAGAGCAGTTCTGGATTGATGCCGACGCGCAAAGTTTCCGTTCTGTCGTTTTCAGGGGACGGGATGACGTTTCGCCAGTTGGGGAATTTCCCCATATCCACCGGCCGCTTCCACTGGTAGTCGCCAACCGAAACGGACGCCTCCCCGACGGCCAACGTGTTGAGCGTGAGCTTGCCCCACACTTTACGGGCAGTTTTCAGGCTCTCCGCGGGGACATGGCCAGCAACGTCGGCCGCGTCAACGTCCACGGGCACAACCGCCATGCATTTTCCGTCCGTTGCAATCATGCGGCCTTCGCCATCCTGAATGTCGAGATAGGGTTGGGTGAGCACGTATCTGGTTCCGTCACGGCTGACGCACTGTTCGATTTTGGATGCCTTGTGAATTTGCATTGTGTGTTTCTGTTAGTGGTTTCAGGAGCCATAGAAGCTCCCCACTCCCACCCTGCCGGAGCAAGGGGGAGGGGGGAACCGCTAGAGGAGCATCATGCCGATAAATATCACGCCGGAGCACAATGCCACAAAGCACCATCCCAACACCTCGAGGAGCATTTCGCGTTTATTCATGGGGTCAAAGCGCCGTTGTCCAGTTTTCAGAAATCCATACCTCAATCTCCCGGACAGTCGCATCGTCCGGTCCGGTGACACCGCGTCCGCCAATCTCCGATCCGGTGCGGACACTGACGCCGGGGAATTCGTCCCGGATTAGGTAGTACAAAGCGTGCGCGATGCGGACCGCGTCCTGGGGGGTACATTCCCCACCGTAGTAGGTGGGGTCGGTGGACACTAGGACCGTGTATTCGTGGTAGTTCATGGGATTAGAGGGATTAGGAAACTCGCTTCAAAACCGCTCCTCCGTCGACGGTGGGCACCACGCGGAATTCGGGCACATCGACCGCGATGCGCGACGAGTAAACCCCGCGCCGTTGGGCGTAGCGGACTGCGTCGGCGGACGTACAGAACGTCCCGACCCAAGTGGCCGCGCCTTGGCTCGCTTGGCCGGGGATTTCACGGCCGATGGCGAGGTCGAACCCGCCGTCTTCCCCACGGGTAACGTGGGCGTACAGTTCAATGTCGGGAGTAGTCATGGTGATTTTGGTTGGGGGTTGGGGTTCAGGGCAGGAAAAACGAGGCGAGGATGATTGCAACCATTCCAGTCAGGCGCGGGGATTCATCGTGGCCGACAATTAGGCGAACCTCCCGGCGAGCAATGCGGACAATGTGGTGCCGGGTCAAAGGCCATGCCTGCCGGTGATAGCCTAGCGAGGGTTGGCAGGGACGAATCTCAATTTGCATGTCCCGAGATTGAGACAGAAGACGACATGGTGCAACAAAAGATTCTGGAATGGGGGTTGTCCTAGTTCACAAGCGGTTGGGATTGTTGGGGTAATATGCGAAAGAAAGTTTTGGCGAAGGCTGGGAAGAAGACACTGGAAGGGG